CATCACTCCGCGCTTTCTATGTCCAAGCACCCGTACAAGCCACAACAACCGCCAGTTTGATGGCGTTGGGGTCTGTTGCGTCTGCGTCCTCGACCTTCACCGAACGAATCCAACCGCTACCCGCAATGGTGTCAAGGCTGTTTGTGAGTGATGCGTCATCAACAGTCTTGTTGGTTTGCAGAAGCCGCAAAGCTTCATAGGTTCCAGCCTCCGCCAGGATGGAGAGCGTCAAGTCGCCAACTCGTACCAAGCCGCCGGGGATACTTGACGCAAAGCCGGTCCCGTCATGGCTGGTAGTCTCGGCTTCATCCATTACCACCTCGGGGAAACCTGTCACGATACACTTACCAATCGAAACAGCGTTGAAAGTAAACAATGATCCATAGTCTGATGCTGCTGCCATTTTATTATTCTCCTATTAGGCGCTATTCACGCGCCGTCTGATTTCTGCATTTACTTGTTTGCGCGTCATGTTCGGTAGTTCAACTCTTGCATCCACAATCGCGGGACGGATGAACGGGTGCGCCGGGCGATACCTTGTACCAAACTCCTCATAGCCCGCATACGGCGCGGTAGACACAAGCTCCGCTTTGGTGTCACCGACTTTTTTTGCTACCGTGTGGTCACGCATATAGCCTGTTATCACGTGTGCATTGTCGCGTGCCTTCTTTGCCACAAATTGCGCCATCGGTAAGGGTAAAATTTCTCCGATGTTTTGCAGACTTCTGAGTTGCGCCACACATCTACCGTTAGCGGATGTTACGCCGCCTTTTGTGATACTCTTTGACATCGGCTATTCCTAATTTAGATATAGTATCGACAGTTCAATCATGCACCGATAGAGGCGCGCTTCCGGTTCCCATGAGCGCGGATTATTCCTTACTTGTATCGTTGCGCTTCTATCGCCCAGCGCGTCGTTATAATTATCAAGCCAGGCAATCACCGCATCCGCCGCGCTGTCACGGGTCGTTTGTGTGTTGCTGTATACGTCAAGCTGCACAACCTCTACGCCGCCATACGTGCCGTCATGTGACCGTAAAAATGGGTCTGTAATAGTTTGCGCTCTCACGCATGGGTAAGTCACGTTATCGGGAAGATGGTCAACGTGATAGCGTTCACCAATCGCAGTAGAGACGGCGGAGTCTGTCAGGGTCAATTCTCGAAGGTCTGTGTCTAAACTCATATCGTTACCGCCTTCAACGCGCACACATAACCGAACGCGCCACGATCTTGGATGCCGACAATCTCAAAAGTCTTATTGACAACCGCCACGCCAAAGCGATGTGTAATGCGGATTTTGCCACCCTTGGTGGGTGTCACGTCAGTAAAATAAATCTCCGCATCCAGAACTTCAATGTCGGCACTCTTCCACGATTCTGCTTTACCACCATCTACAAACGCACAGGCAAATATTGATTCTGTCCCGGCTTCATCAGGCTGTCCATAATCATCATAACCGGTAAGCGCGGGAATATATACCGCCGTGTCGGTGTAGGCATGAACACCTTGCGCGTTGCTCATGTTGATAATATCGGCATCGGTGAATGGGTTCGTCATTAGTCACTCTCAGGAAGATTACCGATCCACGATTCATCGTCCGCTGATTCGGGGGGGTACTTGACAAGCATCACAGTAGACGGCATACGACGGGAGCGATAGTAACGACATTGCTTCATGTATTGCTCATACTGTTGACTCTGGCTATACTGTCCGCCGTTTGCTGAAAAATCAAACTTACTGATAACTGTACCGGCTTTTTCTTCCCACACGTCAGCGGCGGCGGCAGAAAGGTCGTAGGTCGGTGTCCAGTTTGCGTTCGCTAATCCGTAAGCGTCCAGAGGCAGTTCGCCCCATTGGTCCAGATGCGGATAACGTTCGATATAGGCAGTTAGAACCGTGTCAGTGTAAAGAGTTGTAGCCAGCGGTTCGGCTACCATGCGGCGGAGTTGTGCGAGTTGTGCGACAGTTACAGCCATAAGAGAGTAGGGGCAGGGATGAGCCGCCCCATCCTTTTGTTATGCGACGCGAATGTATTCCACGAACAAACGCCCGGCAAAGCCAACCGTCGAGGCGGAACCGGTTGCGGTCAGGTATTGGGTAGTTCCCCAAACTTGCGCGGCTCCTTTTGCGGCGAGGGCAGTCATGCCGTGATACGCCAGTCCAGCGATCGCGCCGTTGACTGCCAGCGCATTTATCATGTCTGTGTCACTCGTTACGGCATTAGCCGCCAAGCCAACACTGAGATTAGCCGCGCCGGTTGAGGGTGTATCGACATAAATCTTTACATCCGTGATAATCAACGGGACGCCCTCAGGATTCGCAATTGCGGCAACTTCACCGCCAGCAAAAAGCAATGCACCCGTGAGGGGAATTTCGATATAACCACTAGCAAAATCAGTAGCCATTATTTATCTCCTAAGCCTAACCACTTGCCAGGCTTCTTGTCTTTCTTTTTGGGTTCGGGATGTTCCTGCTTTTCCTCTTCCAATTCAATATCATCAACAGGAATTTCCTTTACAACAGGCGCGGGTTTCTTGCTCTTTTCAGCAGGTACAACCACAGGGCGCGGGAAGCTGAATTTCTTATCTTGTTTTGGATATGGCATATCAGCCTCTCCTCTCTTATGCCGTCAACACGGCGAACGGGAAGCGGGTCGCGGCGGTGGGGTTCATACGATTGATCGGGTTCGGCAAAGCAAAACCCAAACGCATGACACCACGCAAGGCAACCATATCCTGTTGTGCCAGGTTGTAGATGATATTTCCAGCGGCGTCCTGAATGACAGCTTGGTCCAAAACCTTCCACGTAATATCTTGACGGATGGAATAGACCAACTGATTCCAGTCACCCGCAATCAACAGGGATGAAGCGGCAACCATTGAGCCGTCATCAGGGAAGGATATCGGCGCACCGTCCAACGAGTATTGTGAAATGGCTTGCATGTCCGATTTGAAGATTGGCTGTCCGTTGGCATCACGCACATTGCGAAGTTTCCCCTTCATGCTGACATGTGCGAGAGAACCGGTCACCATAAAACCATCGGCTTCGGTCAACATAAATAAACCGTCAACACCGCCAGCAGTTTCACCCAGAATCGCTTCGTATAAATCAGCATACGCGGCGGCAGAAATGGTATGACTTGCGGCGGTTGAGCCTGCCACAATACCAGCACCGCCTAAATCGGTTGTCCAGGTTGCGGGAATGTTTGTACCATACAGCACGGCAGGAGTAATCGCGGCTGAAAAGGCTTTGAGCAATTCAGGCTTGACTTGTGCCCAAATGTCATAATCTGAATCGTCAAGTACAGATTCAGGGATCGGGACAATGACAGCCAATTCTTCAGCGTCAATGTATTTATTCGTCCAAGAGACTTCCGAGGTCTGCTTGAGTCCGGTATCACCACTCACGAAATACGCGGTAGCGAGTGATTGCCATACCGGGAGGCGGGTCTGTTTCTTATTCATGTTTGGCAGTCGGCGCGCCATGCTCATCAATGGATTCGCGCCTGCCACTTCGGTTAAGAACGCACTAACAACCTCCTCGCCAATAAGCGGGGCTGAGTCAGTACGATCTACTAAAGAATTAAAAGGCATTTTCTATCTCCTATGTCCGCCCACCTTTTGAGCGGATGAATTGATTCATATCTTGTTTTTGCGCGGGGGGGGTTCCTGTACCATTGCCCGCGTTTGCGTTTGCAATTACTTTGCCGAACAACTCAGGGGCGGCGGCTTTGATCTGCTTCCAGTCCGGCTGTCCGTTCTTTGTGAATAGGTCTTGCGCTTTGGCAATCACCCATGCCACGCCAGGATTACGGCATTCAATTTCGGGCTTGACCGCATCCTCTAAAAAGGATGCGCGGCGTTCTGAGACTTCGAGTCTTGCGGAAATTTCTGTCAAACTCTTTTCAAGTTCGCTGCCTTTTTCAGCCTTTGGCATAAGTTCTTTAATCTGTTTCTTGAAGGCGTCGCGCTCATCTCTGGTTGCTGAAACAGTGTTCAATAAACTTTGGCTATGGCTGGTATAAAGTGCCTTGACCTCAGCGGGTTGCTTCTCAAGAAACGCCTCCCACGTTGCGGGCATCGCGTCCGCGGGCGGGGGAGTTTGAGAAGCGGGTGTTTCGGGTGTTGCTGGTAGTGGGGTAGTCATCTCGACTAATTCCTTTTCTTCCCATCGCGGGAAAATAAAAATAGCCGCGTCATCTGTGCATTTCTGCAAACAGACAAGCGCGGCATAATTGCGGGGCTTGCGAACTATTTGATTTTCGTTATTGTACTACGTTTTAGTTTCTTGTGTGTATCCTATCACACCGGCTACATGACAATCGGCGGGCGGTAAGGTTACAGTCGTTTTTAATCCATATTCTTTTTGCAATGCCGCCACAATACCAAGCAGGTGACGGATGATTATTTCAGCAGTTTGTTTGCTCATTCTACCTCACTAGATATTCGATATTCAATCTCACACCTGCAACGCGTAAGGCATTGGCTATTGCCAATCTCAGGTATATCGTCAATCGGCATCCAGCCATCATGGGCGTACTCTTCGCAATCATCACAGTGATCCGCACCCGGCTCTAACAACCGCCGCCCCTCATCGTACCCATCTTGTAAATGACTGCGCTTATCCATTTCCCAGAATGTTCCATTAGCGGCATCCGCGTACAAGTCACTCCGCACCAATGCCAGCCCGTCTAGGGCTTGTGTTCCGTTGGCAATTTCTTTAGCGTAGTTATCCAGATATTTATATTGCTCTTTTATCAGCGAGCCGGTATATCCCCAATCACTAGCATTCATATTAGCCCACCCGCCATTACTCAACGCCGCACTAGCGACATGAGTATTCTTAATCTGAGTCATCATGCCGGTTTGCCAGTCTGCCAGTGAGATACCGCCATCAATAAGAGATTGTGTCAAAGCGTTCATACGCAACGCTGACACATCCATCATAGACTCTAAACCAGCCGTAACACTTGCGCGACTAACGAATACACCCGTCTGCAAATCATAATAACGATGTGCGACTTCGTTGTATCCATAGCCAGTGCCAGCAGGGAGGGTCATTCTGTTACTACTTCCGTTGTGTCTAACAACCCTTTGATTTCATCAGGGACGGACTCAATCCATAACCGCCGCGCGTTCTTTATATCCTCAGGCGTAATCTTTGCAAGTTCGTCCAGTTCGGCGTCTGTCAACTCAAGCGGCTTTCCTAGTGGGATTTTATCGGGCATTATTGTCCTATCACATCAGGGTTATTCGGGTCGGTCACAACAGGCACGCGCGCGGTATTTAACCGCGCCTTCTGTGATTCCTGTTTCTTCTTTTTCACGTCGTTGACTTCCTTCTCTGTCCAGCCTTGTTTCGTCAAAGCACTCTCCAACGGAATCCCCGCGCCGGTCGCAGTCTGGATTGTCTGCATTTCAGTGAGCGGTTGAATACTTTCGGCACGCTTCCAGACCGGTTTGATTTCATGCGGCTTAACGTCCATGCCTTCCAATTGTGCGATAAATGCAGCGATGTCCTGCCATTGTGCGCCAAATCGCTTTTGACGTTTGCTTGCCTTTTTTACCAGCGGGGCTTCCATCGCCAGCAATGCCTCGCCACTGATATTCGAGCCGGTCGCCATCAGGTAATGCTTCGGTGTACTCGTTTGGGTAAACAGAGCGGAGGCGAGTTTATCCATTTCGTTGGAGAAATTGGATAGTACAGTCGCTTCCAATGTGCCTACCTGTGTTTGACTACCTTGCCCCCCTTCGCCGCTAGGTAGCCACCATATTTCGTTGGGTGAATTTTTAAGCGCGCCAGGGTCACTGTTTGAAATAACGTAGCGTTGTAGGATTGCACCAAACTCGGACGATGTCATCATATCCGCAAATAGTTTATTAATCGCGTCTTGCACAGTCAAGACTTTGAATATTTCGCCTGGCGACTTCAACTCAAATACCGGGATAACTCCAAAGGTGTTATCCTCTACACTCTTCAGCGTAAAGGCGTCGGCTTTTTCCACCGTCTGATTTTCGCGTATCTTAGGACTAATCCAATGTTCCAGGCGGTCGGTATAATACAATGTGATTTCTTGACTTCCGTCTTGACGATTAAACCACTTCGCTGCAAAGCGTTTCTTGCGCGGGTTAGCGTCCTCGTAGAACACATGGCATATACGCGGGTCATTGTAATACGTAACGGTTTCACCTTCCTGCTTCCAAATAATCATATATGCCTGGGATGTGGCGAGACTTGCTTGATGTGCTTCGTCAGCTTCGATGTCAATATGTAACCGCGTGAATAACTCAGTGAGCTGTATCCCCGCCGCGTCGTTACCCGTTACCTGAAAGCCGTCAAGCTCCAGCCGGTCAAGTACTGCATCCACTACCACGCTACACCAATTAAATTCAAAATGCGCGTTCATACTCTGGAATAAATCGGCTAGTTTTTCGGTTGAATATTTCAGCGGTTGCGGACCATTGTAATAATTGAAAAGCGTATCCAGGTCTTTGCGCTTGTTACGAATGGCATTAAATGCCGCCGCCAAATCTTTACGATCAATCGGCGTGTCTATAATGGTTGCAAGCAAGGGGGAATCTGTTAGGGTCATTTTATCCTCTCCATGAGCGGGCTTGTTTTACAGGTGTCAATAATCCGCCGACTACATAGCGCACCGCGTCCAGTCTGTGAAATGTCGCCTTGTCTTTTATCTTTTCGGTTGACTGTCCGTTTGCGTTCAGTTCACGGCTATAAGTTCCAAACTCATCAATGACACCCGTACAGGTATCAAATACAAATAATTGCTTTTCCTTCAACAACGCAATGACGCGATTAATACCGGCTTCTACATCAGCGACGCGCGGCTCACCCAGCTGCAAACCCGCCGCCTTCCAATCCATACGCTGTTGCGTCTCTGACTTCGCGCCGCCCCACGCCAGTAAATTATTTTCATTATACTTCTTTACAGCGTCAACATGTTCTCTTGTTGTCAAACCACCATCTAAACTCTCACGATATAAATAATATAAATTGCTGGCAGGGTCTTGTGCTATCCACACCTTAGCCGTATGCACCGCGCCAAAGTCTACCCCCAAATAACGCGCCCAATGCGCGGGGACGTCGAACGCGGGCACAATATGTAATTGACTGAAATCCTCGTAAATCATCCCGGCGGGACGTGAGAAATTCCCGTTATAAAACATTTCAAACTTCCACGTCGGCAATGTCCGCCGCGCCCGCTCGTATTCTTCAATGGGGAATGATGGATTCATGGTTGATTTGAATTGTATAACCTGTATATCAGGATCACCACCGCGCCACTTGTCGAATATCTGTGTCTTGAGCCAGCCTAGATTATAAGGGGTTGTTGATCCAAGTAACCGCCCCTGTGATAACGACAAACGCCGCAGGACCGCCTCGTAAGCATTGACCTTGACGCCATCCTGTCCGCACTCATCAAACAAAGCGCCCTTGCCGCTCATGGATTCCAACCCACCCTCAGCATCGGCAGAGCGGCAAATGATACGAGTGAACATGCGCGGCTTATATTGGCGGTAAATCGTTTTCTCCGATTTACTTTCATCCCAACCAAATAAATGCACGAAATAATTTTGAAGTTCAGGAAGGAATTTTAGTTTCAGTAAATCATAAGTTGCGGTGACTGCCATATAATCCCCCTCGCCTTTTTCTCTTATCTCACGGTCAAGCCAAACCGGCAAGTAGGACGTCTTGCCTGATTGCGTCCCTGCGATAATAAAGACTTGCCGCTTTATACTATCATGCGCCTGGGTCTGTCCGGCGTGTAGAGTGACAGTTAATTTACGCCCGTCATAATGCAGTAACTCTGCTTTGTGTTCTACGGGCGCATCAATCATCTTTGTCTTTTATGATGGTTCTTACCACTTCAATGATTTCAGGTGGTATCAAGTCCTTGCCGCCGGCGCCCGTGACCTCGTGTCGCTCGGAGAGCTTGCCGTGCATCTTGGCAATATCGCGCAAGGCGGCGTAAGCATCATGCAACTTTACACGCACCCATTCCCCCTCCCATGTTTCCGCGTCCTTCCCCTTACCTTCAATCCGTCGTTCTCGTTTCGTTTCCATTTCTTTGATAAGAAAATTAAACTCCATTGCTTGCGGGTCAGATAAATCGAAGTATACAAAACCATCCTCGCCCGTACATATGAATGGCAACAAATCAGCTTTAGCGATTGCACCCATACGCCACATTGTTTCTTTTTCGCCCATCAAATTATCATCAAGGAATTGATCTATGGCGGCTTTAATGTTAGGTTTTTTTAGCCACTCAGAAGCACTTACAGCGGCGGATTCATAGCTCGCTTTGGGATGCGTTGCCATCCATGCCCGCGTACCAATCATATTATTCTTGAAATAAGCCGCAAGCATTGCTTTATCATCCGGGCTTAGTTCGATAGGGGTATCGTTCTTTTCGTCTTGGCTCATTATTCTTTTTCGTTTCCTGTACTGCTTGTTTGATTGGTACGGCGGCAACTTCTAAAAGTATGCCAGGGAGTTTACATTCCAATAATTGCGAGACTGCTTTTATATCCGAATTGGATAATGAAAAAGTAACATTTGTACCCCCGTCTACCAGCGTCCTGATTTGGAACACCGGCGCTAAAAATCGGATAACCATAGGTTTCTTAGCCATGTCCCCGTCATTATACCTGTTTCTAGCTCCATTTCCTAGACGGCGGCGACTGGCGTTACAGCCTCCCCATTGTAGGAATAGTGTATCGAAAGTGGAAGTATACAAAACATGAACAAAACGTAGATACCTTCATGTCCCTTTTCCCTTTACAAAAGTAAATAGGCGTAGTAATATTATGGCTATCAGACGGTAACACAGGCAAACATAAGACACCTGCCAAGATTTTGAAGGCAAGCCCGCCGCCTTGACCATCATCGACGTCACCGCCGAACACGTCTATTACAAAATTGACGGCTCCATGCACACCCACCCGATGACACTGAAACTATGGAGCGTGGATGCCAAAAAAGATAACTGTCAGCTAATTCAAATAGGAGCATAATCTATGGACTACCGCAAGCGCAAACTCGAAATGATCGCACTTCGCAAACGACGCTGGACCCTGCAAGAGATCGCTGATAAATTCGGAATCAGCCGCGCCCGCGTCTGGCAGATCATCGGCAAAGTCAAAAGAGGCTAGAGTACAAAACGTATACATAATGTGTACAAAATGATGACCCCTGTCCCTTTACAAAAGTATATAGGCATGATAATATTCAACTATCGAACAGCAAGTCACGCACAACAGGAGCATGAAATGACCAATTCACAACACCAAAGCATGATTAACTTCCACAAGAAAGCAGAACGAGCTTATCGTTCTGTCGGTCAGGTAGAAAATGCAGACATGGCTTTACAG